TCAAGGTGCAGGAAGAACTTTTGAGATTGAGTTCACAGATGTTCAAATTTCATGTCCTCGTAAATATAAATGTGTGTATAATCCTGGTGGTTCGGAGCCAAATATTGATGATGTTATGAAAAGTTTAAGAGACATAGCAAAGTAAACTATTTAACAATTCTTGCAGACTTTAATAAATTAGCACAATCAATTCTAGTAAAGTTATGTCTATTAATTAAATACTTATGTAATACCTTCATGTTAGTTTTTGCCCTAACACATAATTGATATGCGTAATAAAATCTTTGTACATCTTTTTTAGAATAAGCATCTCCAATTAATTGAAAGATACTTGTATGACCTTTTATAATACTCATCATTTTATTCTCCTTTTTATTATATCTTCTATTTCTTTATATAAACGAATATCGTGGTTACCAATGTTTCCAACTAAATCCATTTGCCTTAGTAAAGACCTTAATCTTTCAGTAGACCAATTTTCATATATATTAGGCATCTACACCTTGTGTTTCTATTAATTATTTTTTTGAAGAACCATGATTAAGTCTATACTTATTTGTATCAGACTCAGTCATTATCTCGGATAATGGAGACAATCCCCAAGAAGAAATGGTTGAAGAATTTTTAGAAACTCTACCATATTGATCGTCTTTTTCTGCTCTTGGGTCATCCTCAAAAAACATTTCATTTTCATCTGAGATTGTTGGTTTAGCTTGCATTTCTTTAAATATTTGTCTTACATGTTTATTTACAGAGGCGTACTCTCCTAAACACATTCCACATGCTTTACTGCTTGACCTATTAATCTTAACTTCTTTCAAAGGCAATCCACAATCTTTACAATTATCATAATTCATTATTTTAAATCCCCATTTCATATTCTTTAATTAATTTATCTAAATACCATTGAGCCTTTTTCAAATCCTCAACTCCATTCTTCTGCTTAAATCTCCAAAGGTATTTTGTTATGTTACCTTGAAGATAAGCAGAGAACTCATCCCCTAGCATTGCCTCTATAGCATCAATACATTCAATGTCTGATGAGTTGTAGTGTGATGGGCTATTAACCATGTCATTATTCATTATTTTAATTCCTAATTTTATTGTTTATTTTATTAAATAAAAAGTGGGGGAAATTAATCCCCCTATTTTAATAAGTTCCACTACCATTAAAAACACCTTCTACCTCTGGTATTTTGGTAATGCCTCTTTTTTTAAGTTCTTCTGCATATGCTATTTTAGCACCTTCATTCATTTGACCCTTATGATGTCCAAGAGAAAAACAATCAGTTGTATGTGCATTATGATAGAATTGAATTATATCTTCATTAGAAAAAGTTTCTAATTTATCTAATATATCGTAAGATTTTTTCATTTAGTTCTCCTAATTTTGTTGTTCATTTATCTTTCCTTACAATCATTATAACACATATGAATATATATGTCAACCCCTAAATTGGGTTTATCTATTTTTAATTTCTATTATTATATCTGCCATTGGACTTTCTGTATAAGTATAACCAGTTGCTTCTTTGATTATCTTTCCCTTTTCATTTTCATTTTCAAGAATAGCTTTTGGATCATCTTCAAAAACCATTTCATCTTCTGAAGGTTCAGTAGATGTTTTTAATATTTTTCTACAAAATTTTTGTAATTCCCAATTATGAAGATTATCTTTTTTCATTTTTCCCATCTATAAAAAATATGATCTGCAATTATTTTAATCTTTTTTTTCTTTTTAGTCCAATATGGCGTTACATAAACTGCATGATAATGAGTAGCTCCTTTAACTAAATCTATATCATCAAAGAATCCAGTGTGTATTTGATAAGCTAATCTCCTAGAATATTCCCACGATGTTTTATCTTTTGGCTTATCTGATTTTCCATCACACCACCAACTAAAATGGCATCGATTTAATACAGGGCTATTATTACGATAAAACCCTTGCATAACTACACCACAAACAGAATTTGGAAATCTTGGGTCATTAACTCTATTGATAGTTACTTGAGCTACTGCTAATTTGCCCTTGAAGGGTTGGTTTCTTGCTTCATGGTATATATTAAGAGCAAGACAGTTAACCTCGTCTGAGTGAGCTTTAAAACCCACTACAGACAATATTAACATTATAAAAAGATACTTCATAATAATCCCCCAATTATTTATCCAATTCCTTATCCCAACGAAGTAATGCTTCATTAAATTTTGAATAACTTTTAATAAACTCCTTTAAATCTTCCATACTTTCAACTGTTTTAAGGTGTTGTTCAATTAATAATTTTATTTTTTTAACTCTTTGTCTATCTTTATTCATTATTCTTCTCCTTTAATAGTTTATTAAAATAAGCCAAACTGACTATCTTTTACTGCATTATTTTTAGGATCATAAGATTTATTGTTTTCACCTATGTATTCGTGAGAATAACAAATTCTTTTTTTTTCTATTTTATGATGAGTTAAATAACCATTCTTACTATGTGTGCTTTTGCTTCTATCAATTAAATTAGCTGAAGTTGCTTTCCATAATGGAGATTGTTGTCTATATAAACCCATTCTCATATGTGAAGTTTTGCTAAAGTATCTATAGCCTTGATCAATATGTATATCTGCAATGGCATCTGAAAATCTAGTACCAATTCCCAAGCCTTGAAAATCAGGAATTAAAACTGTTCTACATTCTCTCCATTTCTTTCTAATATCCCCTTCATATAAAGGTGGCGTTTTTCCTGGGAAACTAATTGAAGAACTAAACCCAATTATGTTGTCATGCCATAAAGCAAAGAAACATCTAGTAGAAAGTGGCAACTCATCATTTAAATAATGATGCTTTTTAAATATATCCCATAACTTTCTATTTCCTTTGATAATTTTAATATCTATTTGTGGCTTTACAAATTTTGTAGATAGAAATTTACTTTTATCTGTATGATATTCGTATTGCATTAAAATAAACTTATTTGTTTATCGTCAGGTCTATTATATTTAGGATCATATGATTTGTTATTTTCTCCTATGTATTCATGTGAGTAGCATATACGATCCCTAGCTAATGGTATCATTCGTTTTTTATGATCATGAGTGTCACTACTTCTATCTTTTAAATTGCTTACAGTAGCTCTCCACAATGGTGACTTTTGTCTATATTCGCCCATTCTTATATGAGAAGTTTTAGAATAATACCTTACTTTTTTATCAAGCATTATATCAGCTACTGCATCAGATAATCTAGTTCCTATGCCAAGTCCTTGAAAATCAGGCAAAACTACTGTTCTTGCTTCTCTCCACTTTAATCTTTTATCGCCTTCATAAAGTGGTGGAGTATAACCTGGTAAAGACATACTAGAAGCAAATCCAATAATCCTATCTTTCCATACTGCTAAATAACAATGTGCAGACTTTGGTAGCTCTTCTGTTAGATAGTGATGCTTTTTAAAAAGCTCCCAATATTTTCTGCTCCCTGCGATAACTTTAATTTCAATGGGTTGCCGAACTAACCCCCTAGATGCAAATTTCTTTGCATCAGTGTTAAAAACCCAATCAGGTTGTAGCCATTCTAAAATGTCATCGTGGCAAGTTGCCAATACAATGTTTTTTAATCCTTTTCTTTTAACATATTTATATAAAGATAATGAGCAAGACTTAGCTACATCTCTATTAACAACTGACGTAAACTCATCTATGACAATGTTATTGCCTAACCTTCTAGCAAGATCACATCTAAAGCCTTCTCCATTAGATAAGACATGTCTAGGTTTTGCCCAAGTGGGAACTGTGTTTAATCCAACTGCACCTAGTCTTTCTATGGCATCCTCTACTGAATCAAAATGTGAAGCTATTGTTCTGTTGTTATCCCATACTAAATCTTTTTCTTCGCCATATTGTTTTAGTATAGATGATTTGCCACTTCCACTAGAGCCATAGATTACACCAATATTAAAATCTTCAGTTACTCTAGAAAAATGAGGTATTGTAAATTCAGTTTTCCCATCAAAATCAAAATCAAAATTTTTAAATATTGTCTTGTCTATTTCTGATAATTCAACTTCACTTGTTAATACTGTACTTTTAAAGTCGTATAAGTCTTCCATTATTAAATCTCCTTTTATAAATATATTACAAGAGTAGTTAAGGGTCAACATAAGTCAACCCTTAATAATAGTTTAAGCCTTTTCTAGTTCCTTCCAATGCTTAGAAGTAATCATATTTCTAACATCTGCTTGTCTACGTTGCTGAACTATATGATTGTTAGTGCTATTTAACTTTGCATCTCCTAAATGAGTAGACCATGCAGTTGCTGACTGATATGCACACCATAGAGAGCCTTTAGCACCATTTCTGCCATAATCACCCTTGCCATGAATTTGAGCTACTTCTGCTTCATATAATCCCATTAAATGATATAGTTGCTTTTTGTTAGTTTCTGATTGACCACTAGCAATTTTAATTTCATTAGCTTGACTTTTAGCAATGGTAGTTTTGAATAAATTTACTACTTGGTCATCCTCAACTTTAGTATCCCACCATTTATTAAATGTCTCTGTTTCATTCGTAATGGCGTTTACTGCATTTTGGATTTTCTTGTTAGATGCATCTAC